CAGGTTTGGGAGCAACAGGTGCAGGTTTGGGAGCAACAGGTGCAGGTTTGGGAGCAACAGGCGCTGGCTTTGGAGCTGGCTTTGGAGCTGGTTTGGGAGCTGGTTTGGGGGCAACAGGCGCTGGCTTTGATGCAACGGGTGCTGGTTTGATTGGCATTTGGCTAGAGTTTAGCGGTCTTATTGGCGAGAACGACTGTTGTTGCTGTTGACGAGGCATCACGGCAGTGGACATTTTTATCTATTGTATTATTATATTATAATTTTACAAAATGTTTGAATTTAAAGAGATAATACTTATACTTTTAAATCCCATGACAACGTTTATCAGAAACAAAGTTACAAAAGTTATTACCGTGGTGGATAACAAACCTGCTAATAAAACTCCTGAATCTCAAGCATAGTTGGTATCAACGCCTACGAGATTGGAGTAAAGCATGAAATTTTCCTGAAGACCGTCTTCTACGTCAGATGCATACAGGAAATCGTAATTCTGTCCCTCGGTTTGCTCCTCGTCTGGCACATCGTCCTCATATACCTCTTCCACCAGTTCGTCCTGCTCCTCATCCATCATCTCTTCCTCGTATATCGTGGTATTTTCAGCATCATCTGTAACATCGACCACTATTTCCTCGGAATCGTCATACGCTTCGTTCTCATCATCCGCATATTCGTACATATCATCTTCAGCGTCGACAACGTCTTCGATTTCCTCGATTTGATCAACGTAATCTTCTTCACTGTCTGCACTTACGAGGTCCATATCGGCTTCGTCTTCGGGTGCGCTCACGGCGTCTACCAGGTCAATATCCTCCTCATAGTCCATTGGGTACGCATAACCAGACTTGTCGTCCTGATAGTTGTAATACGTTTCCTTTCCGAAGAAAACTCTGTAAAGCATTACGCCTATCGCTATGGCTAGTAACACCTTAAGCAAGTTTTCCACGGTAAACAATTTCTGGTAGTCCATCTCAATGTTATTTGTAATAAATATTTTTATTTTATCTATTTTCTTTGACCAAACATCTTCTGCAGATCTGCCGCGGAAATCACGTTCATGCGACCATCCCTGCGCTTCTGATATTCCTTGAATGTTGCCTCGTCCATAACAGGACCGAATGAAACGCCGATATCCTTGGGGGTCACGGTTTTCACATCGATCTTCTCGGCCTCCTTCTTCATCTGGGTGGTTTTCGCATCCCACTCTTCGAACACGGCCCTGTTGAGAACTGCGACCTGCTCCGAAGTGAGATTGCCAACGTCGCGTGTGTTGTCGGTGGACATCGTATACTGATGTGTGCATACTTTTTGTTAAGTTATTTTACACACGTTCTTTTATCCGTAAAAATATATTATGATAGTATATTCCATGAACCCGTTGATAATTCTGGCTATTATCCTCGTTGTTATCGCAATCTCCACAGGTGCGTACTTCTATATGAATAGCGTAGAACAAAAGTACCCTCACTGGGGGTGGGACAAGCACGCCGGACTTCGTTGCAAGAACAGTGACAACACTGGTTGCAATACCGCGTACGATAAAAACGGAAAGCTGGTTGAAATTTGAGTATAGATTACAATTCATCAATTGTTTGAAGTGTGTCGATATAATATATCTTTGTATCGACAAACTGTATTTTCAACAAACTATGTACAGATGCATATTACCTGATTTTAGTCCTGTTTCCGACAATTCCAACATAGTCCTGCGGGCCGCATTTGTTCACAGTACGGGCAGTGTCGCCGTACATGAGCTTACCGTACAATTTGCAGAACCTTTCGATTCCAGTCATGTACACCCCGTCATATACGCCATCTAGACACAGTGAGGTGTGTTTTCCATCTTTAGACACAACGTCGGGAGTGTCGTTGACAATGGTGTCGAGCGCTTCTCTCTTGACGAACATCACGCCTGCGTCCTTGATGCTTTTCACTTTGGCATATCCGTTTTCGTCTGGAATTCCTGCCAGAGAGAGATTATACACGGCACCGGTGTTCTCTAGAGATTCGGCGGTGTTTGCAATATTTGCCTTCACACGATCCCAGTCGATCGTGGGCATTGGGTAAATTCCAACCACAACGTCCTTGTTAGAATTTAGCGCTTTCGTGGCGAAATCTCCGGGAACTCCTGTAGAAAAGTTGATAATGTACACGCCACTGAAGTCTTTCTCTGTGTAGAGAGCTGTGAGAGCCTCGTTGGCTGTCTTGTAGAATCTCATGTCGGCCTGGAACCCATTGGGAGAAGTCATGAGCGTCATCTGAAGATTCAGGATCGAAACACATGTTTGCAGCGCCATATCCCCACGCCCTTCGGTGATGATCGCGATAATTACACGTCTCGCTGCGGTGCTCATTGTGCTACAATACGTAGATATTATTTCTTAAATTATTTAACACACTGTGTAGTGTCGATGTGATATTTTCGTATCGACAAAACACATTTACAAACATTCACTTAACATACTTCAAAAATAAGTATGTGTGCGTGCGGCAAACGAAAGACCGCTTATGGTTTCCAGTGGTTATATGTTCAAAATGTTAAATGATCACCCATATGTAACTCTCTCTAAAATATTTCCAGAGTACACATGCATTCCGCAATGTGACAGTGGGGTAGTAATATCCGCCCAAACATCACCACCCATCTTCTGCCACCTGCGACAGAACGCATAGTCTTCGGACAGGAACCTCTTTGTTTTCTCGTCAATGCTGCAAGCGAAAATGGCAATGTAATTAGCGACATTCTGCCCCTGGATGTCATTTACGGCGAAGAGTTCCTCCTTATAATACTCGTACATCTTCTCTATCATCTCGCGTTTCATCATGAGGAAACCGGTGGCAACGTCTAGAACTTTGACGAACCCGTCGATAGGAGGGTCGTTTGATATCAGGTTGATGTTGAAATCTAGGCCCATTTGGCGAATGTCCTCGGGAGCTCCATTGGCAACTTTTTCCTTTACGAGCCCCCAGTTGATGCTCTTCTTAGGGTATACAGCACTGGTACACTCTTTGTCAAAATTCAACAGACGGAGAACGGACTCGGGGTTGAAACCGATGTCCGCATCAATGAACATCATATGAGTGAAGTGAGGTTGCTGAAGGAATCTTTTCACGAGGATGTTCCTGGCACGTTCGATGAGGGATTCATTACCGACAAAGTCCATGTATATATGCACGCCACGCTGAGCACACAGAGCTTGGAGAGCAATAAGACTTGCCGCGAACGAGTTGGTCATCATGCACGCGTAACAAGGGATGCCGAGGAAGATGCTGGCCTTCTTCTGGGAAGCTTCGGGTAGCTTAGTAAACGCCACTGGTTTTGGCGTGGTTGGTTTAACCTCAGTTGGCCTGGATGCCACGACGTCTGATGGTAGCTCGATGATTTCCGTGAATGCCATTGTGTTAGTGTGCTATATCTATTTAAGTTATTTTTTGTGATGATTTTGCGCATATAACATTTGTATTAAAAATATTAACATAAAGTAAAGATGGCACCTAAACAACGATGTGTGTATCCGGGCTCGACCAAGGACCTTATTGAATACAAAGGTCTTCTTTATTACCCTCCCAAGAAAATCACGAATCACGTCTGGATAGGGTCGGAGGCCACTTCGGCAGATAAGGATTTTCTCCGCAAACACAACATAAAGTTCATCGTGAACTGTTCAGCAGACATTCCTAGATTCTCCGATATCCCGATGCTCAGAGTTCCCGTGTACGACGACCCGTCGGATGCTTCCAAGATGATAAAATATTTTGGGATTTCGAGCGTGGCGATTAGAGACGTGACTCGTTACGGAGGAAACGTCTTGGTGCATTGTCGCGCCGGTCAGAACAGAAGTTCGACGGTCGTGGCGGCGTATTTGATGACGATCAAAAAAATTGGTTATGTCGAAGCGATGAAACTGATACGTGCGAGAAAGTGTGAGACGTTTAGGCCTTCGAACTTCACATCATCGCTCAAGCAATGGGAAAAGAAACTCGTAGAAAATGGTGTTATAAAACCTAAGAAAAAAGTCAATAACACCGTCAATAACACCGTCAATAATAAGAATAATGTCAAACAAAAAAATAAGAAGTAAGTTTAATGTACGAATATAAAGTCAAGGTGACAGATGTGATAGACGGAGACACGATCGATGTGGTGATTGACCTAGGTTTTGATATTTTCACGAACAGAAGAGTCAGACTTGCTGGAATAGACACTCCGGAGTCCAGGACGACGGATTTGAACGAGAAAAAGTTCGGGATGGAAGCCAAGGAACATCTCAAACATTTATTAGGAAACGCGAGCAACATTGTAATAAAAACATTGGCGACAGACGTGAATGAGAAATATGGAAGGGTTCTCGCCAAGGTGTACACAGACTCGTCCGCGATATCAGTTAATGATTTGTTGGTGTTCCATGGATATGCATGGTCCTACGATGGTGGCACCAAGATCAAAGATTTCAACGCTTTGTTGGCCAAAAGAATGACATGATACTATCCAAGCAACATTTGTCGATACGATTATCCGCGTATCGACAAACATGCATTTTATGTACCATGGCATAATACTAGGGAGCAATCACCAAGAAATTATTTTTGGAGAAATGACGCTGACGGCCTTAAGGCCGAGACCGGACAGCGCTGCGATCGCCAGCTTGTCTGAGAAAGAATCGGATACCATTCTTGCGGCGACATTCATAATGAGGAAAATAATACCGAACTTGATGAGATTAGCCACGGTAGGGACGCTGCCTCCTACGAGGAAAATCACGGCGGAATATGTCATTATCAGGAAGAATGTTTCGGTCATCGCCTGGCGACAGCATCCTATGGGGTTGAGTCTGCACCAGCTTGTGGTGTTGTTTAGGAAGTTATTCTGCAGAGGCTGGGGGATTGGCAGAGAGTATTTCTTCTCGAGGTCGTCTAAAGCCTTGTTCATTTGATATAATATAACATTATTTTATTGCGACGTGATATTAGTTTAAATTAAATGTTTATAATATAATAATTGATGTATTCTTCAAGGAATGAAAACAAAATATACGACGAGGAGTATATCCGGTTCGCCAAGCCCGATGAGGTCGGGGAGAATGTAAAACGTTTTCAAAATACCACCATATCCCCCACAGAAATGAGCTTTGATTTTCTGTACACGCCTCCGTCGGGAACCGTTAATATACCTCAAAAAATCGAAAAGGTAGAGGAAGTTGCGATTCCCATAAACCAGAGAAGTAGTGGCACGGCCAGCGAAGGAACGTTCGTTCAGCTCCTTTCGAGAGGCCCTCAAGACGTGTATTTGACATACAACCCGGAGATGAGTTTGTTCAAGCGCGTGTATAAAAGGTACACGAACTTCGCCGTGGAGCAGTTCGAGGAGAGGTTCTCAACGACAGTCCGGTTTGGTACAAAGAATACAATCACGGTATCTAAACGCGGAGATCTCGTTGGTTCCATGATTTTGCGGATCGTTCTCCCCAATCTAAATATTCCGGGCGGGACATGGAAAGGAACCATGGGATATAACATCATCGCGGGCACAACGTTGCGGATCGGCGATGCGAGAATTCAGTCTACCGAGGGGCTCTGGTTGGACATCGACGACAAGTTGTTTTGCCCAGATTCAAAATATGCCGGGATAAGTAAACTAGTGAAAAGAGGCGAGGAGCCGGCCACTGACCAAGAATGGGAGATGTTCGTCCCTCTCAAATTTTTTTGCTGCAAAAACACCACTTCGAAGCAACAGTTCATTCCCGTCCTCAACCTGGCCACCAATATAGACGTGTATGTTGATTTTACGTTTAAACCTCTCATTTCTCTCGTGAATCTTCCGGCTAACACACAGCTTCCGGACAATGTTACGTTGGACGCAGGGCTCATCGTCGAATACACATTTCTAGACGACGCGGAGAAGTATAGATTTGCTCAATCTCCCTTGAGTATAACATTCGACAGGGTGTACAGCATAGACAAAAATACCTACCTCACTACAACCAATGGGCAAGTCGTGAATCAATCGAGAGTTGATATCGACCTCAGAGAGTTGAACAAGCCCGTTAAATACTTCGCAATCGTCGCATATCCAGAGAATGATATAACCGGGTTCGAATATACCAATATATTCGAAAAAGGCACGTTTTATCTCAACTCTAATCAACAGTTCACCCCGAGAGCAAGTGAATATTTTTCTATCGTGCAGAAATATCAGCATTTTCGTCGTTGTGACCCTACGGATAACATTCTTGTTTACAGTTTTTCTCTAGATGCCACGTCTTTTCAGCCCACAGGATCGCTGAATTTTGCGCCATATACAAAATCTAAGCTATCGTTTGATATCGTCCCTCAGATTATACAGAAGAAAATAAAAGTGTTCGCGGCTTGCTTAAACTTCCTGGTTTTCGAGAACGGGTTGTGCAGACTGCTTTTTATATAATCACTGGTTAGACTTGCGATTCTTCCGGCAGGAGAGTTTGTCGAGGACAGTCGACTGACTTTCACGACTTTCCATGATCTTCTTCCATACTTTTGCGGCGTCTTCGCCACCGTACATCTCGCGCAATGCATTCATTACAGTTTCTTCTTTGAGACCTGGCACCTTCGTGGATTGTTTGAGAATCAGTTGCACATCCCCCGAAGCTGCTACTTCGTAATTATTTTTTGACATGAACTCCTGGATGATCGTTCCTAATTCATCCTTCTTCTGCCTGACCGCTTTGATGCTTTTAGACGCCTCTGATATTTGGTTTGTGATGTCTACATATTCTTTCACACACTCCCTGAAAAGGTCCAACTGATCTGACATCTCGTTGCTATGTTTTTTATAATATTTTTATTAAGTTAATATTAACATGATAAAAATATAGAGTAATATTGATTAATGTTTATCCGATCAAAGTTTTTAGTCTGTTCTCTGGAATATACTTCTGTATGTTGGTTATCACTTGTGGTTTACCCGTTGATAAAACATAATAAAACCTTTTCACCGATGGCTTGTAAAATATTTTAGACTTTATTTGACGATCATTTGTCTTTGAAATGTGATAAAACCCAGTGTTCACAGTTGACATATTTTTAATAGGTGATGATGATTTCATGAGAGAAGGTGATTTAGGCAACTGAGGCAACGTAGAAGATAATAATTTTGGCAATGGAGACCTTGGTGGCGTTGATGTCTTTACGGATTTTATAGACGATTGTAAAGACAGATTTTGAAGTCGACGAGGAGATACGTTACGTATTATCGGCGACGTATTGGTCGATGGTTTGGAGGGCGATGACCGCTTAGGTTTAAAGAATGCAGACAATGGTTTTGATTTTACGAGATTTTCTCTGATCATTCTTCTAGTTGTCGATTTTTCTTGAACAAATCTTCCAGTTTCTGGATTTATCACTTTTCCAGGAGGAATTTTATTTTTATTATATTTTCTCAAAACGTTCACATATGCATCATCAGACATGATCACGTTATATTTTATTGGTTTTAATGTTTTTGTATTATTCATGTAAAAAAACGCCGCATACGGATTTTCTTTTTTATCATCAAAATAAACATCGTGTCCGCTGTATGTTATATTTGTTGATATGCCTCTGGGATTGAATTTTTTAGGTCCGGACTCCTTTTGTCTCGTACTATAACATGTCGAAGATACTATAGCATTTTTGTTATTTATGACATCGTCGATCATCTTATTTTTCGTTGCGTAACTTCTGTAAATTATCCAAACACTAACCCCATCAATCTTTTTTCCTTCTATAGTTGTTTTGACAGACGTGGTTGGTTTTGTGAAAAATATAGGTTTATCATCATCTGGCATATATTCCGCAGTTCCATTTATGAAGCTTTTGCCCTCGAAGCTATTAGTTGATTTTTCTCCTTTTGTGGTAAGAATTATCGTGTTATCGTTATGTATTTCTATATGAGGATCGCCACTCATCAATATATTCGCATTTTGGCGACTAAATCCTTTCCCTGTTCCATATTCGATTCCAAATATTGCCATATTCATCAGTAACGAACTCTTCACGTAGTCCCATATTCTGAGAGATTTTCCGTCTTTGTACCCTGGCCAACAATATATATTCGAGCTCTCTTGAACGCTCAATTCAAGCATTTTATTCTTGAAATCTCTTATTTCCTTTGTTACTGCCGGTCTTGTTCTAAAAGTAACATCGGCCGATGCGTCGAGATATTGAGCATGATCTATTTTCTTACCAATATCGTTTTTATTGGATTTGTGTGATATCCAGGCAACGTCGACCTTAATTTCCTTATTTCCGTCTTTTACAATAGAATATAATGCTATATCTCCTTTGGATGTTACATGACGACCAATATTCTCTATTTTAATTTTGGTCGGAGATTTGGCATTGGCTTTATCACGCAAAACTCTAGCACCACTTACATTTCGTATGACTTGTTCGTTATCGTTCGAATCTTTCAATACAACGGTAACAGGTAGAGATATCTTCTTTCTTTTAAGCTCTTCGTGAAAATCATTCACAAATCTCTGCTCATAATATTTTGTCGACGCTTGTGGTGTTGTCATTTATATATATATATATGATATTTTTAATACACCATCAGATTTCCCAGATACTCCTGGTCGTATCCCATCAACCATGCACAGAACTTGCCTGATAGATAACCGTCATCAGTGCCTCCCGGGCAAAACTTGATCTGAGT